TAATCACATCGCGGGCGGTGAAGAAAAGGAAGTTCGCAGGATTTTGTGTCCAGACCTTCACGGCGAAACGTACACAATCGGCAACGCGAATCGGGCGACCGTGTTGTTCCATCTTGATAAGAAGGTCTAAATCGTTGTGGGATGTGAATTCCATTGTTTAGCTAAACATTATTTCGTTGTTGATAAAGAGTAAGAGCCGACCAATCTGGTCAGCTCTCTCGAATTCCCTTGTATGGAGGGGTTATTGTTCGGCGGGTTCATCCGTCATGCTCTGTGGTTCTCCCTCGGTCGGTTCTGTGTCCGTAGGGTTGAGAGCGTCTTTAATTGTCTGTCCCGACATATTGGGATTTGCAACAACCGCCTTGTCGAGCGTCTGGAGGTTGACTGGCACAAAGTATTTATCGCCATTGTCAATCTTGCCCAGACCTTCGGCGCGTCGGATTTCGTTGCTCGACATTGCACCCAGATTCCAGAGCGTTCTATAATAGTTCGCCAGACCGTTTTTGTCAGTACGGAGAAGGGCGTTCACATCAAATCGGATTTCGACGTTCTTGTGTTCGTTTTCGGGGAACAACTTGCGCTCAAACTCCATCTCGAATTTGTTGAGGATAGGTTGGAGTGTGTCGGTAAGGAAGGAAAGGTTCGACGCTTCCAGAGTGTTGTAATTAGCGTGGGAGAGGTCAAAAATTTTGGTTGGATTGATGCAAAAGAATCGGGCGATTTCTGGAATGCTGAATTGTCGCGATTCAAGCAACTGGGCCTCCTTGGGGTCAACCGTAATCGGCTGATATTTGAGGGCGGCTTCGAGTACGGCGATACCATTGCTTTGACCGCCTTGATGTCGGTTAAATGCCTGCTGCCAACTTGCCTTCAGTTCTCGTTTCTGTTTGTCCGTAAGGGCTGTGTCGGCGGTTAGTATACCCCCGACGTTAGCTCCACCCTGAAAGAATCCCGCCGCGTGTGCATCCGCATCCATCGCTATCCCCAGACAAATAGAGGCGTGTTGAAGTGTGCTAATGCCAATCACACCGTCATAACTGAAGTTAAGAATATGAATCATATCGGTGTGGGGAATGTTGCCGTTAAGACCGACCACTTGGTAACTTATTGGTTCATCCAGACGGCTCGGCGGTACGATGGTAACATATTCCTGCGGGATGTAGTGCAAACCCTTGACGATTTTTTTGCTCGCATCCCTCTCAATGTAGGCGTAACCATTGCCTTTGAGCAATACCGATGTAATAAGTGTCTTGATGAATGTGTGTCGCGTCATTCTGGCGTTTGGCTGACAATCCAGAATGTGCCAGAGAGGGTGTGATTTCATCAAAGTTTTGTAACCGTCATCGTCAACTCGGTAAGGTTGGAGAGGGAGTTGCGCGATTGCATTGCTTATCATCTCGACGGCGCAATATACGGCTGACAATTTGAGGCTCTTTTCCTGCGTGTAGGTGCTGCCCCCGCCGAAAGTAAGCGCACCGAACACACTGCTCTGGTTCGCCTTGCGTGCTCGCTCCTCCACCTCGTCAATGTTGATGCCCTTTGGCTTGGGTGTTCCGCTGAAGGTGTGGGCTATTCTATCAAGTAAATTCATTTGCAAATGTTATGATATATCGCAAATAAAGAGTTATCACAACGCCAAGATACTTCCGCTGAAGCGTGGAGTGTCGAGGTAGGTGCAAAGAGCCATAATCATCGCGACAACACCATCAATCTTACTCTCGTAGTTTTCCTTCGTGATTTTGCAATTCTCGTTCCAATCATATTTTGGCTTTGCATTACGGAAGCAAAAGAGGTTGATTTCGTTCTTGTCGATAACGACCTTGCCAGAGCGAATTAACCTCTCCAATTCCTTTGTCGGTCGGTTGAGGTTCGCAATCGCTTGGCTTACTGGCTCAATCGGCAAACCCTCCTCGGTCGCGGCAATCTGAAACTGACTGGCATTCCAGCGGTCAAGTCCTAATTTGCGAACATTCAGCTTGTTGTAAACTTTCATAATGTCCGTTAAAATATAATCGTAGTCAACGACATTGCCACTGGTTACGGTCAGTTGCTTTGTTCTCGCCCAATACTTGTATAATTCGCGGTTAGGTGATTCCGTCAACGCTGATTCTGGGAGATAGTAACGGTTATGGAAAAACAACCGCTCGTCATCCTCCTTCGTCAAGAGAAACGAAACACAAGTCAAGTCGCCAGTCGCGGACAAATCCACACCTCCGAAAATAACATCATCCTCCTTGAAGTCTTCCAGATTGACCGCTTGCATTGATTTCTGAATGTAGCTGTCGGGTATCCAAGTTTGAGAAGTCTGACACCACATATTGAAGTTTTTAGTTAAGACACCAACCTCTGCCGAGGGGTTGTTTTTGGCGTACACAACTTGCTCTCTCAAATACTTGGGCGATACTGTAACACCGAGGTTGGGGGCAATTTTCGGCCAGACCTTTTCATCTGCATAATCATCCCCATCGTCGAGGGCATAAATCTGGATGAAAGTGTTGTCATCCTCCTTAATGCCGTGGAGAATTTCAACATAAGTGTCGTACATCTTTTTGAAGGGCCCTGCCAAATTGAAACCGCAAGTGGTTATCACAATTCCAAGCGGATTTTTACGTTGACCTTGGGCGGAACGGAGAACATCGTAATTATCTGACGTTCTGGCTCCTCCGTATTCATCTTGAACAAAAAGTGAAATATTGCGTCCGTCAATGCGGGTTGCATCGGCGGCAAATACGGTTATCTTACCATTGTTGGGTAAACATTCGATACCGTTGCGGAGAACTTTCAAATCCTTGCTGTTGGGGTCAATCTGTCGGGCCCAGACCTTAACAAACTCGTACAATACTCCCGCTTGGTCGCGTGAATTAGCCGACAATGCGATTTCGGGGGAGGGTTCACCGTCGCAAATAAGAAACCAGAGTGTCAATAATGCGCAAATCGCTGATTTTCCTTGCTTTCGACTGACACACAATAATGCGGATGTGTAACGGCGCAAATCGGTGTCTTTGTAATAAAAACCGAGTATATTGGCAATTAGAAACTCCTCCCAAGGCTCTAACACAAAAGATTTGCCTCCCGCGTTGCCCTTGAAATGTTTGAACAACTGGGCGAATTGCTTGAAACGCTCCACAATGTCGGCTCTAAACTCCAAATCATCGCGTTCCAAATCGGACATAAAGCGTTTGCAGGCGAGTTGAATCAACTCCCCCGCAATCACCTTACCGCTTATCACATCGGCGGCGTGTTGGTAATATTTGGTTTTCTCAATATTGACCGCCATATCGTTTGAATGCGTTATTTATTAGATTTGATGAATGCCGCAAGCGGGCTCTCCTCCGTGATTGAGCTTACTGCCTTAATCTTGCCTCGGCTACCGAGTGAAAGACCCATTTCTTTGAGCAAAGTGTTGATGTGGGATTGTGCCGTTTTCCGCTCGGTGCAATATGGATTGAGTTGCACCGCACCCCGACTGGTGGTTATCGTTATGCCTTCCTCGCTGATGTGTTCAGAACAATCGAGAACAACGTCAAACCACTGAGCGAGTAAGTAAAATGTCATGCCGTCCAGAGCGTCAAGTTTGTTCTCCTTGGCGAATTTGTCAATTACCCCCTTGACGAATTTATAAGTCAAATCCCTCAAACCGTCGGGCAATTCAATTTTCTTGTGCGTCATTATATCGTTGGTTGGTTATTCGATGAATAAAGAGTTACTTTTGCGCCTCGATGCGCTGTTTGACCTCCTCCAAGGACTTGCACCCCCTAAACCGTCCGTGGTGTAGCTCCCAATGCCCGAGTTTTGACACTGCCACGATGTTGCGCGGGTCAAATGCAAGAGTTTTCATTTCCATTTCCGTCCGTCCGTTCATAAAGCTAACCCAATGGTGAACGTCCTCGGCTAATACCGTCCGACCCTCCAATAATGATATTTCGCACAACGGATGCTCCCGCAAATGTGCATCGCGTAACCGCTTCCATAAGGGGTTTTGATATATCTTCTGACGCTTTTTCCTATCCAAATCGTTGCGCTCTCGTTTGCCGTTATATCGGCGTGTTCCTCCCTTGTTAATCACAGGCATAATCGGTGTTGAAAATTTCTCGGATATACTTCATTTCCTCCACCACATAAGCCCGCATCTTTTGGAGTTGTTGTTTAAGCGGCTCGATGCTTCCAGTAATGCCAAATCGGTCGGCTAACGCTTGATATGATGTGGCGTTTTTGCTTCGACCGTCCCAGTACACAAAGAATATCTCCGCCCATCGCTCGCCAAACTGCTCGGTCAGCACCTCCCGCATTGCCGCCAGAGCGTTTGTAATGTCGGCATCCTTGGCGATTTCATCCTCTGTTTGGTCGATGATGGTGTGATTATCCCAATAGTCTCTAACCGTTTCCTTCCCCCTCCGACGGTGCTGATTCTGGCGCATTTGGTAATGCCACTTTAACGCTAAAAAGAAATAATTTTTGATGTTGTCAATCTCTCGATTGTTCTTGACGATGGTGTTATATACGTTGAGGATGACTTCGGAAAATACATCGTCGAAGATTTCACCATCATAGGTGCAATTCTTTCTCAACGCTTTCCGCATTTCCTTCTCGTTTTCGGCTACCCAAGTAAGGAATTTTGCCCCCTTTTCTTCGGGGGTGGTTGTGGTTTGCTCTTTATTAGTTTGTATCTGCTTTAATGTGTTTCTCTACAGATAAATAGCGGGTACAACTTTATTTTTTCAAATACCTCTTTATCGGGGTATGGAAACAATTAAGTTAGGCTCTCGCGGGGAGAGCGTGAAAGAGCTGCAACGGCGGCTCAACCTCGCTGTTGACGGCATATTTGGCAAGTTGACCGATGAAGCTGTTAAAGACTTCCAGACGGCGTGTAATCTTAAAGCCGATGGAATTGTCGGCGGCAAGACTTGGGCGGCTCTGGGCGTGTCTGGAAGCGTCCAGAACAAGCGTAAAATAACGGAGATTATCGTTCATTGCACCGCCACCCCAGAGGGTAAGGATTTCACCGTTGCCGACATTCGGCGTTGGCACTTGCAAAGGGGGTTTAATGATATTGGTTATCATTGGGTAATTTACCGTGATGGCTCGGTTCATTCTGGGCGTGATATTAGCAAGTCTGGCGCTCATGCGGTCGGTTGGAATGCCAATAGCATCGGAATTTGCTATATAGGCGGTTGCGCTACCGATGGAAAAACGCCCAAGGACACCCGCACCCCTCAACAAAAAACCGCCTTGCTCAAACTGGTCAAAGAGCTGTGCAAAACTTACCACATTCCCGCCAATCGTGTCCTCGGTCATCGTGAGACTGGGGCAAATAAGGGATGTCCCAGTTTTGCAGTCGAAGAAATAAGGAAACAACTATGAAAAAGTTAATTGCAATCCTCTGTATTTTCATACTCCTTTTGTGTGCGGGATGCAAAACCCAACAACACGCCCCGCAAATCGAATACATCGAGAGGGTCAACACCGTCGAGAAAACCATTGTCGAACACGATACGGTTACGGTAGCACTGCCGATGGAGCAATCACACAACGAAACTGCCGATACCACCTCAACGGTCGAGACTTCCCTTGCAAAATCGACCGCCTCCATAATCGGGGGCAAGCTGATACACGATATCTGGAACAAACCGCAACTCTCCATCCCCGTCGAAATTCCCCACACATACACCTCAAACGATTCTATAATTTACCGAGAGCACAAAGTTAGGGTCGAGGTGGAGAGAGACTTCACCCTTGGCGAGAAAATCAAATTGGGGGCTTTCTGGTGGCTTGTAATCGCGTGTATCGGTCTGGTCGGTTGGCTGTGTCGCAAACCACTCTGGAAATTGCTTGGAAAACTCGTAAAAATACGTTAACTTTGCACTCGCAATCCCTTGAGAGGGAGAGCAAGACATAATAAAAGATAGCGAAATTCGCATCTGCCCAGTGGTGAAACTTCGACACTTTTACCAAATTGCTCGGGACGGTGTGACTGGATGCTCTCTTATGGTGTGTTATATCTGGTCGTTCCGACCTCTTTATATCGCCATAAGTGGAGTTGAGCGTCACTTTGTCGAGCATAAGGGAGTCGAAGCCCGCACCACTGACAGAGTGAAATTGCTGGCTCCGCTTTCTTTTTTTTCATCA